TAATAACTCAGTTCTAAAATTAAAACTATCGCTAGTATTAGGGTTGGATATTTGTTTCTGTAGAATACAGAGTAAAAAGAATATATCAGAGCCTCTTATGGTAACTGACTTTGCACTGAATAATGAATGATTTCTTAATCCCATGATACGATCCAATAAATTATTTGTATCTTTAAATTATCTCTAATATAATGAATGTCAAATTCTCAGAATTATCAGTGAGAATTAATTTACTGTTGAATGTGAGAATATATGTGCTACAGTATAAGGGTTACATTAAACACCGATTATGGACACACCCAAAAAATTATTCAAGGTTGTCACTCATAATATTATGATTGAGACCTATGAAGTTGAGGCCAGCACAATGGCTGAGGCTAAACTAGCCTGTTTTGATTGCTGGACTGCTGAAGACAATTACCCTACTAATGTTGAAAGGGTTGAACAGTATTTTGATGGTAAATCAGTTGAAAAGTCTAATTTATTTGCTATTGAATGTTCGATAGATAATGATAATTTATTATCTACATCTAGTATAGGATTTTGGAGAGAGCCAACGATCCAAGAATTAGATAGTGAGGAAATATGCTAATGGATAAATACGATATTTATACAGCATTAGAAAATATGGATAGGTTTGGGGGTGGGTTTGAACAGGCATTAGCTTGTTGCTATTCACAGGCCGATCCATCTAATAAACAAATTCTTTTAAATGCTTTTAATTCTTTATTTGTTAAATTTATTGATTTTAATAATGGATAAGAAAAAAGCTATCAACTTTATTCTTGACATTTTTAGAGAAAATGAAAAGAACCCACCAGAGAAATTTCTATGCCGTAAGGATATAGTAGATATTTTGCATGTAGATTTCAAAATTCCAGAGAGTACTGGGTACAGATACCACTCTGAGGCTGAGAAGGAATACATGTGGGAACTTGAAAAAAGTAACGATCCAAAGAAGAAAATAGATCGTAAACAGGTAATACTGGATAACCTGTGGGATATAGTCCAAGGCTATTCCACTAAATTAGGCAAGCCTACAACAACTGCTGAAGATAATCAAAATTATACAGATGCAGCTAAAAATTACTCAAATCACTTAAAACTCTATAAAAAAGTATGATTATGTCTGACTCATTTATGCACTACCATCAATCTGCACTGGACAGTCAGGTTGAAGAAAACGAAATTAACTGGTTATTTAACGATCCAGATAATACAAAAGATACTGTTGAAGATGAAGAAAACTTTCCTATGGAGAATGACAATGAGTAAATACTTTAAATTAACAGTCACTTCTATGACTTCTCATCATCTTTATATAAATGCACCAGATGGTGTTGATGAAGATAAAATACGTGAACATTGGAGAGACTTTGATGGTGGAGATTTTTCTACCGATGAAGATGGAGATTGGGAATTTTCTGATCTTTATGAGGTTGAAGCTGATGATATGGATATGTTTCAGGTAGATTGGGAGGATGAAATAGATGGATGATTACGTTCCAATAAATAGATATTCTAAATGTAAACGCTATTCGGGTGCAGAGATTCTGTGCCCTAAGTGTAATAAGACATCAACTATTTATCACTTATCGTGGTCTGAGTTGGGGTGTGTACACTGTAATGCTTTTATAAATAAATACGATTGGAAGATTAAAAAAGGTAAGCACTCTAAACAGTAAGCAGTTCCAACTGTTTCTGATATACCTCATTGCGTCTTAAAAATTCCGTCTCAGCTCCTATGAGTTCGAGGCGGTTTAACATTTTTATTTGTGGTTTACCAGATCGTCTAGCAATAATTACAGCTCCATATTTAGGTTCGATATTTGTGAGGGATTTTAGGCCGAGGCTGTACGCTCCAAGCTGGCAGCAGAATTGTTCTACCATTTGGTCTGATCTAGCTTCCTTTGCTGTTTTCCAGTCGACTATGAATGGGCCTTCGCCATCTATATCCAGTAGTGCGTCTGCTGTACCAGCAAATCCGAAGCCCTCTTTATATACCGAGAACTCTATTGCATGAATGGCGGTTACACGTTCCAGGATGAAAGACCGTAAGCCTCTGGCGTAGCCACTGGCTGACCATGCAACCTTCGGGGCAGATTGAGCTGCTTTCGATAAACTCCATTGCGTGACTTTTTTGGGGCAGCGTTCGAGTCCATCTGATCCAGTACGCCAGATATTCCGTTTATTAGCACTTTGCCTAGCAAACTTTGAAGCGAGTTTAAGGATGTACTCTGCGTGTGAATGGGATAAACGGCCTCGTTCACAGGCAATGTCTCGTTCCATTTCTGAGTTAGGTCTCTTAATCCAGCTTTCAAGTGCATCTTTAGATTGTTGTGGTGCGGTTTCCTTAAGTATGTGGGTTACGCTGGAATATACGTTGTTCTTCTCGTCTCTATATACTCTGTACGGTCCACTGTTGTCTTGTATGAGGGTCCATTTTCTGAGAGATGCTAAGGCGTTTTGTTTGTCTAGCGTTCCCATAAGTGGATAATAAATACACGTTCCCATTATTAAAATACCATAAAAAAGAAAGGGGTCAACATATGTGACCCCATATTTAGTGTTTTATTCAGATTCTTTGAATGGATCACCACCATCAACTAATCTTTCTAGCTTGAAAGTTTTCTTTGCTTCTTTCCAAGCTTCATCAATACTAGGTGTCATACCTTTCTTTCTGTTTAGAGGTGTAAGGTTGTACTCAGTATTTGTTCCTGTACCTTTGCGAGAAAGGTTAAAATCAATATCTAGAAAAGCATCTTCATAATCTTCTAGTTGACTGATTGCGTCAAACTGACCTGTAATGGTTTTCTGTGTCCAGGCTAGTACCTGTACTCTTTCCATTTCATGGTTGTAGACAGCAACACATTGCTCTAACTTTACTGGCTCTGGTGCAGTACCGTCTCTATTTAAAGGTCTTACATACTTTTCACCTAGTTTATGGTCTATATCCTCTGGGCTAGGATCATTAGCAAACCTGAATGGTTTTTTAGCTTTTATGTTGCCGTCTTCATGGCCCCATAGTAAAAAACATTCAAAAGGTGCTTCTTGTAATAGACTAAAACGAACTTTGTCGCCATCATCTAAGTTGTGTGGATTTAGGTAGCCGTCACGAGAACTTCCAGAATTGGAAGCGTCTTCACTGGCTCTTTTTGATACGAAAGGCATAATTGCGTAGTGACTTAAAAGTCTAGTTGCTCCTTTAGTGTAGCACAATGACAAATGAATGGCAATAAGGTACAATAAGAAAACCCCCAAGATCAGTAAACCTTGAGGGTCGTAAAATAAAACATTTCCAGAAGTATTCTAGCACATGAGTAAAAAAAGTTTCATTCCCCAGATCCCTGATAGCTGGGTAACTTGTCCTATATATGCGGAAGGTGTAGTACTTCCTAAAAAATCTGATAAAAGTCCAGATAGAAAATCTGATGGTAAGGTTCCATACGGTAAAGCGTGGAAGGAGAAGTTATCTGCTAGTGACTCTGGATTAATGATTGAGAACGAGCCAGATAAATATAAAGCTATTGGTGTGTTTACTGGACAACGCTCAGATGGCCTTGTAATTTTTGATGTCGATAAAAATTTAGGTGCAATAAGTAAGAAGTGGGGTAAAGATTTAAAGAAAGCTCCTAAAGTTACTTCACTTAAGAAAAATGCTGCAAAGTTTCTTTTCAAAATACCAGAAGATAAATGGAGTGAAGTTACATCCATTAGTCATACTGGTGCTGGGCATGAGGGATGGGAAGTTCTGTGGGGTGGGCAAGGAGTAATAGCTGGAGAATATTATAAAGAAAACGTAGGAAAGGGTAAATATAAATTAGAAGGTAATTTAGCAGAAGTACCAGATGCCCCAGACTGGTTGGTGTCTAGGATGATGGCTCAATACAAAAAGAATAACTCTGCTGTAGAGATAAAATATGTAGATAATAGATGGTCTAAACGATCCACTGAAGAGAAAGTTGCTATTATCACTGGTTGCTTAAGTGTTATTGGATATACAGGTCCAAATAGTGAGCATTACTGGTGGGAAATAGGGGCAATGATAAACAATGAGTTGCCCACAGAAGAAGGTTTACGTTTATGGAGTGAATGGTCTAAGAAAGATCCCGATTATGAACATTGCTGGGATGGTGGTGAAGATCCCTGTGTTGCTAGGTGGTATGCAACGTGGAGAAATGATGGGGCTAGATATAACATGTCTCACCTCATTGATTTAGCTGATGACTACGATCCAGAGAGAAAAAGATTTAAGCATACTGGGTTAGATAAGGTTATTGATGAAGTTCAGGCTATACCTCTTAAGTACAAAGAGGATATACCAGATGGTGCAGATATTATTAAACGGTATTACGAGATAGACGCTAATCCTGAGAATGAAGATCCTGCAATGCACGATCAGGCTGTTCATAAATTAGCGATGGAGTGCAAGAGGTCTAACGCTGCCATAATTGAACAGATTATTGATAAACATGAGATGTATAAAAGGACTAGAGGGCAAAAACCTCTCAGTCCTGATGAGCTAGATGATACGCCTTTTGAATATCTAATTCCAGGATTGCTTCCTAAACCTTGGACACTGTTAGTTCATGCAGATGGTGGTACAGGAAAAACTGCGATGTGCCAGACACTTGCAAAACATATTGGTAAAGGTAAAGATTTTAATGTTTATGGAAGTATGGTTCCTATTTCAGAAGGTAAGGTTCTTTGGTTGAATGGAGACCAGAATGAACGCATATTACGTAGACAGATGAAATTAATTGGTTGTGATAAGAATGTAAAAGTTGTGACTGAATGGGATATGCAGTGGTATGCAAGGTTTAAGAGGATGCAGAATAAGTATGCTTACGACCTCATTGTTATAGATAGTTTAGATGGATGTAATGACAGTAACCCTTATGAAGAAAATAGAAGAGAGTATGCTCTACCTATTAAGAAGTTGGTAAGAAGAAATGGTCAGGATTTTCCTGCCTGTTCAATAGTTATCATTCACCACAACACTAAAGAAGGTAAATTCAGGGGTACATCTGCAATTAAAAATGCTGTAGATGAAACTTGGAATATGCGTAAGTTATCTCCTAATGATGCTGCTGAAATGGGAGTTACTCAAAACACAAGATTAGTAACTATAGAAAAGTCTAGAGAAGATAGAGAAGGTTTAAAAATGATGTTTACTCTGTTGCCTGATTACACATATACAATTAATCCTACGCCTGAACGAACCAATGAAAGGGTTCTTGATTCTCCTAACCAACATACGATTGATATTTTAAAACTTATGCGTAAAGAAGATAAAGAATGGTGTGTAAAAGATTTAGTTGAAGATGATTTTGTGGGTGGTATGCACAAGAAACGTGCCATAATATATAGTCTTAATAAACTATCAGATCAGAAGTTAATATTTGAGTGTGATCCCCCTGCTAATAATAAAACAGGTGGTCGCCCAGCTAAGTACTACAGAGCCACAGGAAAGACTAAAAAAGAACAGTTTTCCTTAGTACCCCGTAATAGTGTGTATAAAGAAGATAACCCTGATACTGGAACGGATTTGAATAACAATGAAGATTGTAAAAAGGATGAAATTGTAAAAAGTCCTGATAAAAGTAAAAATACTTTATACAAAGAGAACCTTTCTACAAAACCCATTGTTAATGAAACCCTTTCTGTTGGAACGGATGGACCTTTATACACGGACCCCCGTGGGTATATAGAGGATTGTGAAAAATTCTGGGGAATAGATGAAGTTAAAAAGGTAAGTAATAAAGAAATTACGGAAATAATGATGGATGATGTAGAGGGAAAAAATAAACTTATAGACTTGTAGCTATTACTGTATTAAAGTAGAAGAAATAGAGTAAACTATGTTAGACAAAAACAACGAAAACAAGAAAAATATGGAACTATTGGCTCGTTCCAAGGCTATATCAGATCAAGTTATAGCTAACCTTATTAATGAGCACGACAGAGACAAAAAGATACTTAACTATAAAATTGAACAGACTAATATTGTTTTTACTGAAAAATATGAAGAGTTAGAAGCTGTACAGACTTCTATGTCTAAAGAGTTACAGAAATTAAGTAACAATAAAGGTAAATTAACAGCAAGACAGCTTTGTATAATAACTGGTCAACCTACTGATTTAGAAACTACAAAACCTTTAGGTATTAAGTTATCTGCCTTAAGTCGTGAGCTGGGATACATAATAGATAAGACACTTGAAGGTAACTATAATGTAGGACTTTACTCGCCTTATGTATGTAAGGAGTATTTAGAAAGATATAATTTAATTGTACCGCCACAACTTCAATACATAAAAAGGTAATTATGCACACCAGAAATGTAAGCCTCACTATCCAGAAACTATATGCTCCGAAAGACAGTCCAATAGCTACGGTTAGATACACTGAATATGATGAATTTGATAAAGTGCATTGTGTGACTCAGGTTGATTACTTTTCTATATTTGAAATGAATAATCAAATAATGACAGCTATAAATTGTGGTGTTGATGTTGATGTTAGAACTGTGATTAATACAGATTTGTTAGAAAGAAGAGTTAAAAGATGGACATAATTTACTGCTGTGCTACACTATTAATGCAGTTTATTTGGTCCTTCCATGACCTCACAAGAATACACCGTATATTACGGTATTAAAGAACTTTACAGACTTCATACAGCACACAGCATTGCGTTTGATTCTGAAACCTTACAACTACAACCAGAGAAAGGTAAATTACGTCTGCTTCAACTAGGCAGCTTTTCTTCACGATCCATAGTTGTAATAGATTGTTTTGATTTAACGGACAAAGATTGGGATTATCTTGTTCGTTTCTTTAGCAGTATGAAAAGACACTGGCTTGCACACAACGCAGTGTTTGATCTTGCCTGGTTACAGGAGCATGGTATTTATCCTAACGGTCTTGTTCGTTGCAGCATGATAGCTAGTAGGTTACTTACTAACGGTATTCCTCAAATTAAACACGGTTTAGCTGATGTTGCTTTGCGTCATTTAAATAGAGAAGTATCTAAAGAACAGCAAAGATCAGATTGGAGTTTAGAAAATCTAACTAAAGAACAACTTGAATATGCTGCTACTGATATTGAAATACTGTTAGAACTTGATGGCACGTTAGAGTACAAAATTGCTTCGGCTAGATTGGGTAAAGCATTTACTTTAGAATGTAATGCACTTCCATCAATGGCTCAGATGTGGCGTACTGGCTTGCCTTGGAATAGAACAGCTTTAAAACAATGCCTTATAGATTATGAAGATGATGCAAAGGCTATGGGTGACGATTTTATTAGGGAGTTAGATAACGCTTTACCCGAAGATAAAAAATTACCACGGGATGAAGAGGGAGAAATTAATTTACGTGCGAAAGACCAAGGTTCTATTCGTTTAGGAACTAAAAAATATAAAGGATTTAATATAAAAAGTTCTAAACAATTATTAGAAAAGTTAGAAATACTATTGGGTTACTCACCTACAGATAGTAAAGGTAAAAAGTCTGTATCGAGAGAAGCTTTGCGTAAATGTGCTGCTGATTCTGAAACAATCCAAACACTTATGAATTGGAAGAAAACAGAAAAACGTAGACAGATGTTAAGCAGTATTCAGGAAAAAATGGCTGAAGATGGTTTTGTTAGAGCTTCTTATATGCAACTTGGAGCAGATACAGGAAGAATGTCCAGTATTAAACCCAATAATCAACAGATTCCCAGAGATGCTGAGTTTAGGCAATGCGTTGAAGCCCCCGAAGGTTGGTTAATTGTTGACGCTGACTTTTCACAGATGGAATTAAGGTTAGCTGCTGCACTTGCTAATGACAAAAACATGATAAGAGCATTTAAAGATGGTGCAGATTTACATGATTACACAGCCGAGCAGATGGGATGTGATAGACAGATAGCTAAATCAGCAAACTTTGGTTTACTTTATGGAGCTGGTTCTGAAGGTCTACGTAATTATGCAGGTAGCAGTGGCGTATTGATGTCGCTCGCTGAAGCAGGTAAAGTTCGTGACAACTGGTTAAATGCCTATAGCGGTATTCGAGATTGGCAGAGTAAGAATTATATTGAGGCAAAAGAGAGTAAGGATGATGACTGGGCTGAGACTAGAGTTCCTGTTTCTGGTATGCGTAGATTTCTAAAAGGTGATCTTAACAGAATTACTGTCAGATGTAACACGCCCATTCAAGGTGCAGGTGCAGCTATTCTTAAATGTGCTTTAGGTAAGTTATGGAGAAAAGTAAAAGATGCTGGTGAAGATACTGTAAAGATTGCAGCAGCCGTACATGACGAGATACTTCTTTTGGTTCGAGAAGAACACGCAGAAGAATGGGCTAAAACACTAAAAGATATTATGGAGTTATCAGAATCTATATGGTTAGGTGAGATACCTGCATTGGCTGAAGTACAAACAGGTAAAACATGGAGAGAAGTTCACTAATTTTCGTGTAATTAACTGCTTATTTCGGGTTTTGTGCTAGAGTAGTACAAGACAGGTTATTTCATGGCTATCGTTCACGGCAACAAAACTTACTTCCAAGTATTAGTCGATCCAAATAGAGCTTCTTTAGCTCAAGACTTAGCAGACAAAGAGGGTATTAAAGCTACAGCTTGGGTCAGAAACCTGATCTATACAGAGCTGGAGAAGGCATACCCTAAGTCTGTTTATGACATGGCTAAAGCTGAAGATGTAGTTGTATGGCAAAAATCTGTACGTAAAAGAATAGAAGGTAGAAAGGCTAACAAATGAGTGTACAACCAGAACCTAAAGCCAAACAGGATAAATATAAGCTAGATAAACTTAAGCAATGGAAGTGCGAAGAAGCTATGAAAAACTTTTTAGATCATATTTTTAGAGGATCAGATCATCTTATAAATATAAAAAAAGATTACACAGCATACGTTACGTATGAAGGTAACTATGAATTAGGCACAAAACAAAAGCTAGAAATGACTAAATATAATTTTAAAATACGTAAAATACATAATATGCTTCTTAGAGACTTTTCCTACAAAGATGTTCAAGAAGCTATTTCAAAAGAAATAATTATTTAGGGTACTTTTTTGTTACTTTTCTATATGTCCAGTGCATTTGCAGTTGTTCGATCCACCAGATAATTCTGTGTACTCCTGTATGTTTTCGTGTAGGTGTTTTTATAGCAGATAATCTTGACTCTAATTCTATTACACGCATCATTGCAGTAGATAGCACAGCTTCAGCCCTTGCATGATTTTTCATTAAATCCATGCAGAAAGCTTTTATTTGTTCTATATCTTCGCAAGCCCAAACTTCTCTGCATCTCATTTCCACTGCCAATTCTGTTTCGGGGGGCAGCTTTTTATGAATCATCTTCATAAACCCATCGTCTTTCATCGTGGTAAAGATGATACAGGTCTACCTGGGAATAACTGTTGCTCTAAAAAATCTACTGCTTGGTCATCAATATCATTAGATGTTTGCTTGCAGATGGCTCGTAACAAGTCCACAATTAACTGCTTGCAAGCTGATGTAGAAAGAAACTTCAGTAACAGAGGTTTTAAAAACTTTACCATTTGTATATGTTATCTATTCCAAACATACCAAACATTAGCGGTTTTGGCCTTCTAACCTACTTACGTCCTTTTCAAGTTGATTTACTCTGCGAAATAATTCGATAATATCTTTTTCTCTTCTTCTACTAACATTAGATAACACCATTACGAAAGCCGTTGCTGCGACTCCAATTAATACAGGATAAATCTCAGACATTGCCGTAATATATAATTATGCTTAGTATGACTAATAAATCCTAGTTATGACAGATAAAGCAATCGAAAATAAAAAAGATTTAGATGATGATAAGCCTGATTATCAGGAAAAAATAATGTTTTTGGTTAGCACTACTGCTCAAGGAGCTATTCTTTCTTGGTGTTTAATAGTCTTATCTCTTGGATATATAAAACTTCCCAATAAACTATTTGGTATGGACATTCCAGATCAACCTAGAGTAGACAGCACATTTGCAGCAGGTTTATTAGGAAATATATTAGCTGGATGGGGTGTTTCTGTTGGTGCTGCTACAGGTGCAAAAAAGAAAAAGAAAGAAGGTGAAAACGGTACTATTAGTAACTCCAATGGAGGTGTACAAACTATCATAATAAAACAGCCAATAGAGCTAATTACAACCAAACCCGAAGTAATCAAAGTCGATCCAAAAAAATGAAAAACCTTCTTCCATTCTTGTTTTTGTTATCAGCACCAGCTTATGCTGATATAACTTCATCTATAAGTTCATCAGTAAAACTAGAAGTATCAGCAGCAGCTACAGCAGCAGATCGTATTGGAAACTCATACAGTGTTTCTGGAACGGGAGTCAACACAACAGATGGCACAACTGCTGGAAGTGTTGGAGGATTAGGTGCAGCAACTAATGGAGTAAACGCTTATACACCAATTACTGCATCTCAATTAACAGATGGCGAGAGCTTTAATTACACGGTTTCACATACTACAGGAGACACCATAGGCACAAGTCTTACCACAGGTGAAGTAAGTGCTTTTGGTGATTTAACAAGCACATCTGGAGGAACAGCAACGAATCTAGCTGGTACTGTTGATAATCACGTTATTACAATTACAGCAGGGTCACAAGGTACAAGTGCTACTGGACAATATGTAACCACAGTAACGGTAGACTGATGAATCATGCGGAAGCTTTTATTACTATTTCTTTTGTATGTTTTACCAGCTAATGCAAATATCGTTCCAAACTTTACAACTGGCACAATGTCCAGCACGACTTCTACAACTTCTACTCTCTCAGAATCTATTACCAGTAAAGACTTTAAAACAGGCTACGAATATACAGTTACAGGCACAGGAATATCACATGATGGAGGAGATATGGCAGCTACCGCAGTTGAAGTTAATGGAACTGTAGGAGGTACTACTTATAAATGGACAGGAGCAGATATGACAACAAAACCAAATTGGACACAAACCAATCCTACATCGGGAGATTCTTTCCAATTTACAGAAACATATCATGGCCCTGGTTTGCAGAACATAACGACAATCCAAAGAGACATAACAACAGAATCCGTTACTACTACTACCT